CTCTATTGTTAATGTTTCTGCTGAGGCTATCGCTCAAAACGATTCTATCGAGGCTGCATTGAGAAGAAATATGGCTCAATCTGTTGCTGCTACTTTAGAACAAGCTTTATTAGGTACAAGTGATGTATCTAACGCTCCTACTTCTATATTTGCTGATGCTGCTGCTGGTTCAACTGCTGCATTTTCAGCTGCTACTGCTATCGCTCTTGAGTCTGCTATCTTAGATGCTGGTGTTCAGTTAGAGGGTGCTAGAATGGCTTATTTAGTAGATACTAATGCTTATACTGCTGCTAAGTCTGCTGCTCAAGTTGCTAGTGTTTCTCCATTATATGATAACTCTGACAAAACTATCAACGGATATTTCTCTTTCGTTTCTAGTAATGTTGGTAACGGTGGTGGCGCTACTAAAGACCACGCTTTATTCGGAGATTTCTCTAAAGTTCACATTGCTCAGTTCGGTGGTTTAGACGTTATTTATGACATCTACACTAACTCTGGAATTGGTCAGCCTAGATATGTATTAACATCATTAGTTGATGGTGATGCTGTTCAGAATGGAACTGCTTTTGCTAACTTAATTGAAGCATAATTTGTTTATTTTAACGGAGGGAGTGGAAACACTCTCTCCATTAATTTTTTTTATATGTACACTTACAACAATTATTATTACAAAGGGACTGACTACGTACCTTATGGAAAGCTAGTTACAACAACTCCTCCAAGCAATACTGCCGTTTCTTTAGCTGAAGCTAAAGCACATTTAAGAGTTGATTTTTCTGATGATGATACTTATATCACTACTTTAATAAGTGTTGCTACTCAAGTAGTAGAAGAGTTTACTAGAAGAAGATTAATGGACCAAACCTTGACTTTGTACTATGATGAGTTCCCACCATTTATAGATTTACAAGTAGGAATAGTTGGAAGTGTTACAAGTGTAAAGTATTTTGATGAATCTAATGTAGAACAAACTTTGGCTGCCTCAGAATATGATATTGACTTAAATATAAGACCAGGTAGAGTTTATGAGTCTAAAGATGGAGGTTTTCCAAACACTTATCAAAAACCAAATGCAGTTAGTGTAGTCTTTAGAGTTGGAGAGTCTCTTGCTTCAGATGTACCAGCAGCAATCAAACAAGCTTTATTAATAATAATTGGAAGATATTACGAACAAAGACAAGATGTTGTATTAGGTACTATTGCGACTGAATTACCTTTAATGGTTGAACACATTTTAACTCCTTATAGATTTTTAGAACTATGATATTTGGAAAACTAGACAGACCAATATCTTTAAAGTTCCAGACTTTTGCTACCGATTCTTATGGAGAAGAAGTAGTGTCTGCAACTCAAACACAAACAATCTTTGCAAACTTTAATTTCAGAAATGGAAATACGAAAATTGATGGGGACAATCTAACAACAACAGAAAAAATAGAGTGCATGATTAGATATAGAACTGATATAGGTCCTAGTAGACTTTATGTTATTTCAATAGGTAATCAAGACTATACAATTAAAAGCGTTAGAGAAATAGGTAGAAAAAACTATTTAATACTATCTTTAGAGAAACAAAACTTTGATACGGCTTTATGATAGTAACTGCACAAATAGACCAAAAAGAATTAAATTCTTTAGTTAAAGATTTAGAGAGTTTACAACTTTCTGATAGTAGAACAAAAACTACTTTAAGACAAGGAATGAGAAAAGCATCAAAGCCAATACTACAAGAGCTAAAGGATTTAGTTCCTAAAGACTCTGGTCAGCTTAGAAAGTCTTTAGCAGTTATAAATGGAAAGAATAGAAAAGGTGTTCCTCCTAGTGTTTTTATTGGTCCAAGAGTAAAAGGAGCTTTTGCTAATATGGAAAAAACAGGATTTTATTTCTATTTCTTAGAGTATGGATTTAGAGGAAAGCCAGGATTAAGAATGTTAGACAAGGCTGCTTCTAGTAAAGGTAATCAAGCAATGAATTCAGTTATTGATGAAATAAAAAAGATAATTGATAAAAAGATGAATTAATGGATGTAGGAAAAGCTATATATACTTTGATGCAGAATTCTTCTGAGATAAGGTCTTTAGTAGATGAGAGGGTTTTTCCTAGTCGTTATCTAAATGATAATATTAACCATAAAGTTCCATATATTACTTATCAAAGAGTAAGTCAGCAACCAAACAACACTAAAAATGGAGCTTCAACATACGACTATGTTACAGTACAAATTAATGCTTATGCTATTACTTATGCTGAAGTAGTAGCTTTGTCTCAAAAAATTAGAACTGCTTTAGATTATACAAGTGGAACTTATAGTGGGGTAGTGATAGATAAATGTTTTTATGAATCAAGCACAGATGTATTTTATGATAATGCTGGTAGTGTTGGGATTTATGGAATTTCAGCAGATTATAGATTTAACATAAATAGATAGATATGTATAAAGTAAAGATAAAAAAAGATATTGAATGTAGAGGAGTTAATTATGAAAAGGGCGAATCTTACGAGGTAAGTCGAGTAGTAAGAAACTTTTTACTTTCAAACAATGCAATAGACACAACAAAGAAAAAATCTAAAAAGAAAGATTTAGATATTAGCTAATTAATAAATTTTAAAATAAAAAGAAAATGGCAATTTTTAATGGAACGGATTTAATCCTAAAAGTTTCTCCAAGTTCTGGAGGAACAGAAGCGAAACTGATGCACTCTCAGAATGTATCTTTATCGGTTAATGTAGATACAATAGATATTTCAACTAAAGACTCTAGTGGTTTCAGAGACTTGCTAGGAGGTCAAAAGTCATTCAGTCTTAGTGCTGATGGTCTTATGGATTTCGCTGGTGTAGCTGCTGATACTGAAGTAGATGAATTATTAGACCAGATGTTAGCAAGAACGGCAGTAACATTCACATTTGCTCTTTCTACTCCAGCAGGTTATAAAATGACAGGTAGTGGTTTTATAACTTCTTTAGAGATTACTGGTGGTACAGAAGATGCTCCAACTTATTCTTGTTCAATAGAGGGTAGTGGTGCGTTGACTAGAACAGATATATAATTGATTTCTTTGTTGGTTGGGGATTGTGCTACGGCACATCTCCCAACTGACAAAACTTAAACTAACAAAGAAAATGTACGAAGTAGTTATAATAAACGGAAAAGATTACCCTGTAAGATTTGGAATGAACTCTTTAAGATTATTCTGTAAAGACACTGGAAGAAGTTTAGCTGACTTAGATAAGCTAGGAGAAGGAATAAGCTTAGATGATGCTTGTTATCTAATTCTAAATGGAATAAAAGATGGCTCGAGAGTGAGTGGTCAAGAATGTTCTTTAAGTGTTGATGATGTAGCTGATATGTTGGATGAGGATTTTGATGCTTTAAATAAAGTATTAGAAATATTTTCTAGTCAATTTTCAGCTAAATTTGAAACGGAGGGAAACGACAAAGCCACGAAGAAGAAAGTGGCGAAGAAATAACTTGGGACAAACTAGAGTCTATTGGCTATGGTTTAGGATTGCTCCCAAAAGATTTTTGGACTTTAACCTTTCATGAGTTCTTATGTACTCAAAAAGGAATAAATGATAGATTCGAGCTAGAGCAGAGACAAGAGTGGGAAAGAATAAGGTGGTTGGCTTGTGTTAATTTACAACCTCACACTAAAAAAGGACAGAATTTGACTCCTCAAAAGCTAGTGAGATTTGATTGGGAGAAAAAGAAAGTAAAGACTGATGCAAAGAAACAAAGAAAGAGAGCAGAATATATCAACAAAAAATACGAATTGCTAAATAAAAAAGATGGCACAGAAAACTCTTAGCGTAAAATTATCTCTTAATGATAAACAGTTTCAAAGTAGTTTAAAAAAAGCTACTAGGTCGATGAAGAAGTTTGGTCAGTCTATGCAAAGAACTGGTCAAACACTTTCAAGAAATCTTACTTTGCCAATCGTAGCTTTAGGAGCAGCGAGTGTTAAAGCTTTTGATACTCAACAAAAAGCAATAGCACAAGTAGAATCTGGTCTTAGAAGCACTGGAGAAGCGGCTGGATTTACTTCTCAGCAACTTCAAAAGATGGCTTCTGATTTACAAGGAAAGACTTTATTTGGAGATGAGGTTATTTTAAAAGATGCTACTGCACAACTTTTAACCTTTACTAATATAGCTGGAGAGCAATTTGAAAGAACTCAAATAGCTGCTTTAAATTTAGCAACTCGTTTAGATGGAGATTTAAAATCCGCTAGTATTCAATTAGGAAAGGCTTTGAATGACCCAGTCGCTAATTTATCTGCACTTAGTAGAAGTGGTATACAATTTAGCACTTCACAAAAAGAAGTTATAAAATCACTTGCTGAAAGTGGTAGACTAGCAGAAGCACAAACTATTATTCTTGATGAATTAGAAAAGCAATACGGAGGAGCTGCTGAAGCTGCTAGACTTGCTGGTCTAGGACCATTCCAAGCATTACAAATGGTTTTATCTGATTTATCTGAGGAGTTTGGAGCTTTGATAATGGAAAACCTAGAACCATTTAGAGCTAAAGTAGAACAAATAGTCAAATTTTTACAGAATCTAACAGATGAACAAAGAAGAACTTTAGTTTCTTTTGCTGGGTATGCAGCAGTAATTGGACCAGCTTTAATAATTGTTGGAAAATTGGTTACATCTATTGGTGGTTTAATAAATTCACTGAGAAAACTTAGTTTGTTTATAGCAACTAATCCATTTACTTTATTAGCAACTGCTGTTGCTGGTTTAGTTAGTATAATGGGCTTCGCAATATTAGACACTGAGAAATTTATTAAGACTGCTTTAGAAATGGGTAAAGTAGGGAAGTTTATTGCTAAAGTAGTTTTAGCAGCTTTGTCTGCAATTAATCCAAAATATGCTGCTTATTTTGCAGTATTAGATGATGTTAGTGAAGAACTTAATGAACAAGAAAAAAACTTAAAAGACTCAACAAAAGAAGTTAATGCTAATAAAAATGCAGTTGATAAATTAACAAAGTCAATACAAAATTTGTCTATTGAAACTGACAAAGGAGTTAATATTAAAGTTACTAAATCCTTTGAACAAATTTCAACAGAGTTAGATTCTATTGAACTTGGAGAAATTGGAGAAGAAGAACAATTAGAAAAATTATCTTTTGACACTGAAGATGTAGCAAATAAGTTTTTAAACTTGCAGTCCGTAACTGAGGAGATGAATAGAAGTTTTGAGTCTTTTGGAAGAATTTTACAAGGCACTTTTGCTCAAGCTTTACAGAGTTCAGATGGATTTTTTAAGACTTTTGTAGCTGGAGCTAAAATGGCAATGTCTTCCTTATTGGCTCAGTTAGCAGCAACTGCTGCTCTTAATGCTTTACTTGGAGGAAGTAAGTTGGGTGGGGCTTTAGGATTTGAAAGTATTGGAGGATTTGGTGGTATTGGAAAAGCTATTGGTGGTTTGTTAGGTTTTGCAGAGGGTGGAATGGTTACTGGAGCGACTTTAGCTATGGTTGGAGAAGGTCCTGGAACATCGATGTCAAATCCAGAAGTTATAGCACCACTTGATAAATTAAAGTCAATGATGGGACAAGGAGGAAATAGTGTTGAGGTATTTGGAACAATAAGTGGAGCTGATATTCTTTTAAGTAGCGATAGAGCAAGAAATAACAGAACAAAGACTAGAGGTTACTAATGGCAATAAATAATAGATTACAAAGCGAATTTCAAAGCGACAGAGGAACTTATTATAGAGTTACTGTAATAGATACTGATAGTAGCTCTTCTACTCTTTATACTATTGTCTCAGATGATGATGGGTATAAGCTCACATATGAAACTAATGATGATGATAGATTCACTGGTTTAATACCTTCTAAATGTGAATATACCTTTTTGTTGAATGAAAATTCAGCCAATGTTTTGGGAATAGTAAGCTCAATTAGAACTTCTCCATATAAGAGGTGGCAGTTATTGATAGAAACTTCTACCGATGGAGTTACTTATTCTAGAGATTGGGTTGGTAATCTATTAAACGAAATAAATCCAGAGGATGATGTTTCACTACCTAGAAAGATAACTTTAACGGCTATTTGTGGACTAGCTGCTTTAGAAAATATACCCTTCAATAATAACATTGCTTACGCTTTTGAAGGTCAGTTAACTTGTTACAGATATATATACAATACTCTTGTAAATCAAATAGACACTGAAAATAATTGGACTACTAATGCTAGATTTATTAGAGTCATGGTAGATTGGACGAATGGTTATATTCCTAGAGCAGAAGGCACAGACCCCTTAAATAATGTTAAATTTAAGTCAGCAGCTTACGCTCCCATAGATGATAATGGTTTTAGGCAGCCAAAGACTTCATTTAAATTACTCAATGATATTTGTAAACTCTTTGGAGCTAGAATGTTTTTAGCTCAAGGAATATGGCATTTTGTTCAAATAAATACATATGAAGAGATGAACTCTTCAGACCAATTTTTTAGAGACTATAAAAAAGGGAATAATGGTGGTAATATAACGGCTCCAGATTTTACTGGAACAACTAATGTTAATAAAACTGAAGATGGAACTAACATACAGAGACTAGCTGGTAACACTTTTGATTATTTAGCCAAGTTAAAAGAAGCTAAAACCACTTATGATACTATAAAATCTTATGATTTAATCCCTTTAACTATTACTCAAAGAAAGTCGGGAGGAGTTACAATAACAAACGATGCAGTTAATAACGCTATTGTCGCTTGGAATGGTTACCATAACAACGCTGGATTTAATACCGATGGAGATATTTATGGAATAAGTGCTGGAGTTGGAACAGATATTCTAGTATCTTATTACTTAGGAGATATTGTTAGTGTTACTGGTCAAACTATAAAATTCAAAAGAAGATTCAATAGAGCAGTAGATGAAACTTCTGGAAACTGGGGTATCTCTTCTAATGTATCTATCCTTTTTTATCATAGATTGAAGTTGATTGGAGATGCTGGGACTACTTATTATGCAAGAAGCACTCAACTTACTTCAGGCTTAGCTGATTGGACTACCACTTCTAACTATGGTCAAGAACCAACTTTAGGTTTGTTTGCAGATATTGCTAATGGTTATTTTACTCCATTTCCCATAAATTATCAGGTTTTACAATTTGAAACTGCGCAAACTCCAGACAGTGGGGGATTATATTTTGAGTGCTATGCTAGAGCATTTCATAGTTTTGGGCAAAATGACCCAACTTCTGGAACAGAAATAAGTTCAAGTAGTACAGATGCAGCTAAGCTCTATATATATTCAGCTCCAGAAAATTCTAATCATCAAGAAATACAAACTTATGTAAATAATAGTAGCACTTCTAAACAAGTTTTTTCTTCTGCTCAGAATATTGCGAATGGAGAGACTTATGATGTTGGAGAGTTATTTATTGGTAGTGGTCCAAACTCTCAAGCTGCTGGAGCTTTATATACTTATAACGGCAGTGCTTGGGACACTGGGGGCAATATGTCCTGGAACGCTTACGCTGGTTCTTCTGGTAAAAAAATAAATCAATTATTGTTAAATGAGATAATGGCTGGTCAGTCCGATGGTGCTAGTGTTTTTAATGGAACTTTAAAAATATTATCACAAAACTCTGGGGCTACTGGTTATAAGTTTAATAATGGAATCACTATTGACTCAAAGTTTTACATTCCTTATCAAACAACTTTCATTGCAAACAAAGACTTATGGAGGGGTGAGTGGTATGAAATAAACACCGGAACTCCTACTCTTACAGATAGCACTGAAGCAACTGCTTTAGATACTCAATTTGATAACGCTTTAAACACTTCAGCTTGGTAATATGCCTGGATTACAACAATATTTAAACAATGTAGTTTTAGCAACTATATCTGAATCTACAACAGATTTGACTATAACGAGTGTATCTATTTATAATGTTTCAGCTACTATGGCTACGATTGGAGACAATCTTTTCATAATTAGTAAACAGAGTGGGAGACAATATCAAATCACTCTTTCTGCAGACTTAAACGAAAAAACTAATACTTGTAGCTTTCTTTCTACAACTTTTGACACTACAATTCCAGAGGGCAGCATTATAATTCATAAAAAAGCTACTACTTTTGACAGAACAAACTTCAATATAGAATATATAAACTTCTCTAGTCAAGCTGCTGCTTCACAATATTGGATTACATTTTCTAGTAGTGGTATTTCTAATCATACTTGGAACACTACAACAACTGACACTGGAGTTACTGTTGATAGTTCTCAAATAACTTCTATTTCTACTGCTATTCAGTCAGTTGGAATAGTTGTGCCTTATGCGTGTACCTTAATAGGTTTTAGAGCTACTATTTATAGAGTAGGAAACTTTCAGACTGCCGTTGGTTTGTTTTGTGGGACACCTAAATATAATGATAATGCAACAGAAGATTTTACTTTAAGAGCTTATGCTGCTGCTGATAATTCTGCTGGACCAGACTCTAACTACTCACAAAGACCTGTAAAAGCTGAAGATTTGAATCGTTCTCATGCTTTGTCTGCTGGAGATATTATTCTACCAGCTTTCAATAGTGTAACCAATGATGGAGGTAATGCTAGAATAAGTTATACAATAGTATTAAAAACACAAAACTTATTATGATAAAAGAAGAACTCGAAAAGTTAAAAATAGATATTGAAGAAGCTATGTTATCTGGAGACTATGAGTCAGTAGTTGTAGCTTTAAAATTAATAATTGATAAAATTGAAGAACTAGAAAAATGAAAACACTATTAAAAGATTGTGCTGATGTTTTAACTTTGAACATAACTACTTTAGCAATTAGTTTCACTAAGGTAGAAATGATGTTGAAAATAGTTCTATTGATTTTGTCTATAATTTATACAACAGATAAAATTATTAAAAATAGAAAAAAATAATGGCTAAAAATATATCAAATAATTTTCTAGTAAAACCAAAGAAGAAATTAAAGGGAGTTCATTCTAAGAATAAAAGTAGAACTAAAGGAGGCTCTCAATATGTTAAACCTTATAACTCACAGGGCAAATAATAATGGAAGAAATATTACAACTAATAGAACGATATGGATTGACTTTGATTTTACTTCTAGGAAGCTTATATGCTTTATATAAGTTTTTCGTGTTTAGTATATACGAAGTGAAGGGAGAGTTTTCTAAACATCATGAGAATAATGCAAAAGATATGCAATATATCAAAAGTAAGATAGATATTATACTTGAATTTATAAAAGAAAAGAAAAAATGAAAAAATTTATTTGCAACTTAATTTACTTTTTAACCTTTAAAAAGGTATCTCTGAACATTTGTACTAACTGTTCTTGTAAATAATGGAATTACTTGTATTAAGATTTAGCACTCAAAAAGATAGTACCAATGGACTTCTCTTTGAGGTTAACGACTTAGGACTTAATTTCTTATGTTATACCTTAGAGGATGAACATAGAGTCTTAAAAGTAAAAGGAGAGACTAGAATACCGAACGGAGTCTATTATCTAGGATTTAGAAAAGAGGGTGGGTTTCATAATAAATACAAGAAACGATTTGCTGGTATTCATAAAGGGATGATAGAAGTTTTAGATGTTCCGAATTTCAAGTATGTTCTTTTCCATTGTGGAAATACTGATGAAGATACTGGGGGATGTTTACTATTAGGAGACTCTCAAGAAAACAACTACATTATAAAAGATGGATTTATTGGTAAATCTACAAACGCTTATAAAAGAATTTATCCGATTATAGCTAAACAGTTAGAGCTGGGTAATGAAGTAAAAATCACATACAAATCTATATAAAATGGCTTTATTAACAAATGTCTTTTCAAAACTTTTAGGGAACGCTGATAAGATAATAGATGAAGTAGTAACTTCGCAAGAAGAGAAGCTGACTCTGAGAAATGAACTACATAAAATAGTTCAAGAGCAAGAATCTTTGATAGAAAAAGAGGTTACTAAAAGATGGGAAGCTGATATGAACTCAGATAACAAACTGAGTAAAAATATCAGACCAATAAGCTTAATATTTCTCACTATTGTTTTTACTATTATCTCTTTTTGTGATGGTAATATTGGAAAATTTAATCTTGCAGAAGGTTATAAACCAATTTATCAAAGTCTTTTGCTTTTAGCTTATGGAGCTTATTTTGGTTCTCGAGGGTTGGAGAAAATCAAAAATAAATGAAAAACATTAAAAGGTATAGATTAAAGCCTGATGAATGGAGTTTAATAGATAAATACAGACACTATAAAAAACAAAAAACTGAAGTTAGTAATGTTCTTATTATTGGAGATTTACATGAGCCTTTCTGTCTTGAGAGTTACTTGGATTTTTGTCTTGATACCTACCATCAATATAAGTGTACTGATGTAATATTTATAGGAGATATAATAGACAATCACTATTCTAGTTATCACGAAACTGATGCAGATGGTTTAGGAGGTGGAGATGAGCTTGAACTAGCAGTCAGTAAAATAGCTAATTGGTATAAAGCCTTCCCAATAGCTAAAGTGTTAATAGGTAATCATGACAGAATGATTATGAGAAAAGCTCAAACATCTTCTATTCCTAGTAAATGGATTAAAAGTTATCAAGATGTATTAGAAGTACCTAACTGGGATTTTCTTGAAAGATATGTTTTAAATGATGTTCAGTATATACATGGAGAAGCTGGAACTGCTAGAACTAAATGTAGAGCTGATATGATGAACACTGTTCAAGGACACTTACATACTCAATGCTATACAGAAAACTATGTTGGTGCAAAATATAGAATCTTTGGTATGCAAGTAGGTTGTGGAATAGACCATGAGTCTTATGCTATGGCTTATGCTAAATCTGGGAAAAAACCAGCTATTGCATGTGGAGTTATACTCAACAACGGAAAAACTCCTATAAATGTTATGATGGAACTATAATTTTAATATATTTGCCAAGTTTTTGGTAAAAAAAAACGATATTGTCAATCATTATTAGTTTTGTTTGTAGGGGGTATTTTAACGAATACCCTCTTTTTTTATGTCTATATTTAAAAAAGTTTAACACTATTCTTATCTAGTAAACTAAAAAAAATACACTTTTATTGTTAAAAAGTTTGCACAATTAAAAAAAGGGTTATATATTTGACCCAACATAACAAACTAAAACACAAAACAATGGAAATTATAAAAAATGAATTAGGACTATTTGAACTACACATAGACGGAGAGTTATGCGTAGTAAAATCAACTAAAAAAGAAATTTTAGATTTTATAAAAGAAACAAACACAAACTAAAACAACTAACAATGAAAACATTTAAAATTATTATCAAGCAATTAATTAAGATATTAACATTTGACACTCGTTATCCAACTCCAGAAATCAACTTAATGTTATGGGAATACGAGTTTAAAAACGAAACTTTCGAATACAATCAATTTAGAACATTAATGAATTACTTAAAAGATAACAAATAACAACAATGGGGAGAGCAATCTCCCCTTTTTAAAACAACTAAAAATGAAAGATTTAAACAAACCAACTTACTTAGATGCTAAAATGGAGTTAGGAACTAAAGTTCAATTCTTTAGATTCAACCTTAACGATTTATGCTCTTATTTGATGATATTAGCCTTTCTAACGCTATTTCTCATCTATTTAATACCTAACCACTATACAGAGGTGTTAAGCTTTTACAGCGGCTCATTTCTAACTATGGTGGTTTTTTATATTATTAACGGAACTGAATAAAAATGGAAGATACTGAAAAAATTACTGATAAACATATCAAAGTTCAAGCTTTGCAACATCTTTTAATACATTACGAAAATAAACATAAAAAGTATAAAAAAAACAAAAGAGAGGATATTCTAAAAGTTATAGATACTTATATAGCCAAAATTAGAAGAACAATTATAAGAGAGCTTGAAGAACAAGTAGACAACAATAACCAACCAATAAAATTTTATTAAAATGAAAAAGAAAGTTACAAAAATAACACAGTCTGGAAATTTTGAATCTCAATACGGACACTTCTATAAATGGCTTTTAGAGTTTGAAGATGGTTTCAAAGGGGAATATTTATCAAAAACTGAAAGTCAAAATAAATTCATAGAAGGTCAAGAAGTTGAAATAGAAGTTACAACAAGAGAATATAATGGAACTACAATCAACAAAATAAAACCAGCATCAACTTTTCAAGGTGGAAGTAAAAGCTTTACTTCAGCACCTAAAGACAATAAAACTCAAGAATATATAGTAAAACAAAATGCTTTAACTAATGCTTGTAATATAGTAGGAGAAGCTGATGTTGCTAAAATATTAGAGATTGCTGATTCTTTCAAAGAGTGGGTGTTAAATGATGTTAAACCTAAAAACGATAGCCATGCCTCTGACTTACCATTTTAAAAAGAATAGAAGAGATGAAGTCGCTGACTATGACACTAGCTACTGTTTTAGAGCTAGGATGGGGTGGCTGCAACTTAATAAAAAAGCGACC